TACACCTATAACGCAACAACTAATATATGTATGTGGAGCAGGGGATTGGCACGTTTGTCACGCTTATAGGTGTATTTCCTGAAAAAAAAAAAACAAAAAAAATTTTCCAGAGAAGTGTGACCAGTGGGACAAGAGGGACAAGCGGAGCACGACCATCGATTTCCCTCGGCAAAATCAAACTGGAATTTGTCACGTTTGTCACGTTTGTCACGGTACTAAGGCCCCGACAGGACTTTTGTCTATATACAGGTTGTGGGAATAAATACGAATTACTGGTATAGGTAAGGGTAGAAGTGTGACAAGTGTGACAAATCTGGAGAACAAGTGTGACAAATCTTGAAAAGGTCGCGCAGGACATAGAAGAAGAGTCCGGCAGGAAGCTAACAAATAGGCAGAGAGAGTTTGCCAGATACTACGTCGAGGGCATCTATTCCAATGCCGAGTGTGCTCGGAAAGCTGGCTACTCTAAGTCTTGTGCTGATGTGATGGCGTCTAAACTTTTGAATGGCAGATATGCCCCGCACTTGGTCGAGTATATACAGGAACTAAGACAGGAAAGAGAGCGCCGCTATGGCGTGACTGTTATCGGCCAGCTTAAACGCTTGCATGATCTGTCAGCAGGGGCTGAAGATGCCGGACAGTTTTCTGCTGCAATCAATGCTGAAAAGATACGATCTGCCCTTGGTGGCTTGACTGTCGATAGGCGAGAGAACATTCATCAGCTTGACGACCTGTCGCGTGAAGAGATCACAGCCCGACTCGCGCAACTTCGGAAGGAGTATCCACAGGCATTCATCGAGGGTGACTATGTGGAGGTGAAGAGTGGCGGGACCGGAGAAGAACTTCTGGAACACAGTCAAGAAGAATCTGCCTAAAGATTGTTTCTCGACTCGGATCGAAAACCGACATGGCGGAGGTGTGCCTGACGTACATTTAGTATGGTCTGGGTTTGTGTTTTGGATAGAATTAAAGGTAAGTAAAGGTAATGCAATAAGGCTTGCCCCTGAACAAATCGCATGGAATACCGCTTATTCTCGCGCTGGAGGCCTATCATTCATCTTGGTTAAAGGGGCGAGGACCGGCGACCTATTTTTATTTGAGGGCTTCAGGGCCTCTGAGATCGCCACTGCGGGCCTGCGGGCCTGCGCCTTGTATCAAGGATCGTGCTTCGAGGAGATGTGGTCTGCCCTGCGGGCCTGCGGACTCTGTATAATCGAGGGGCCTGCGCCCCTGCGCCCTGCGCCCTCGTTGTAATAGTAGGGCACAAAAAAGGGGCGACTCCTCTCGGAGTCGCCCCGTTCCTATTTGACCGCTTCGACAATTGTCGTGACGCCATTGCCTGGCGTATAGCAAAGCAAACAATCGCGGCATTTTTGCCCCGTGCAATTCTGCGGCGCGTCACTGTCTGGTGATACATTGTTGAACGTCCTATCGAAGAACGCTGGCGGCGTATCCATTACCGAATCGATACGCGGGTTGCTGTAAATCAGAATCAGATTGGCCGGCTTTTCGTGCTCGGTGTAAAACTTGCGAATCCAACCCTTGCGCTTTGTCCATAGGGCAAAAGAGCAATGCGGGTTGTGCAATGTGATATTGTGGAAATTTTCCAGCATGGTCAGGTTTATCAATTCGCCATGACCGGAAAACCTGAAAAATGCGTCTAAGATTGTTGGTAACATATGCGGGGGAATCAATCCGCCCGACAGCGTGTCGCTGTTCCGTTGCCATGATGGGGCGCAATTTTTGCGCAATCCGTTTAGCATCTCAACGCTATAGCAATGTTTGCAAATGATGTTGTCGTCATCAACAGCATTCATTTTTTGGCAATATGGGTTCGTCAGCGTGTTTGTATTCAACGCTTTGAATCCGGCAAGTTTGCCTGTCATGTTTGATATTTTTAGCATGTGTAATACTCCATAGGTTGATGCAGGGTTTATTATATAGGAAACTCACAAGAATGCAAGCGCCCTGCGGCCCTGCGCCCTGCGGTCTCGCATATAAAAAACCGGCAGGCCCTGCGGCCTGCCGGTTGCATCATGACTATGGAGGTCATGCGTATGGTGTACACCAGCCCGTGCTCTTAATCAAATAAAAACAGGCCGGCAATGCCGGCCTGTTTCCAACCCTATGGAGGGATTAGTCGCCAACCCTAGGCCATGTCCTAGGGTTGTTAGGATGATCATAGTCATCGATATACTGTTCATCTAGATCGATCACGACGCCCATACTTTCCAGCCTATTGGTAAACTTAGGCCATTCGCAATCTTCCTCGAGTGCCAGTATCTCACCATTAGGCGTCTGGTATGCATCGGGAAAATCGGCAGGCCCTAGTCGGGCCTGCTTCAATTGGTGCTGTGATACGATTAGCCATGCATGGCTGGGATCTGAAATATAACGTAGTTTCATGCTGGTCCCCCATATGTCTCGATCCACTCCGGAGATGCCTCGACCAGCTTATGGTTGTGAGTGATCTCGAGCGCGTATTGGTCGCCAAAATCCCAACTGCCCATGGTCATATCTGATTTTGCGGCAGTAAACCATTTTGCATACCGGTCTTTCGCTTCATTCTCCGGCAGTTTATAGGTTTTCAGGACGGCTACAGTAACGTCGCCCCAACCTGCAAACGTACCTTTGAACACTGCATAGGGTTGTGTTTTGCCGGCAATGAAATCTTGAATGTTGATTGATTTACCGAATGGGTTTTTCTTTTTCATATGTCCCTCCATAGAACATAGGGTTACGACACTATTGTCATCTATCTTTATACATGAAACACAAACGAAAAACAAATAAAAAGCACTCTCGATCCCTGCGGCCCTGCGGCCCTGCGGTCTGGTATCAATAGTAATCCCTGCGGCCCTGCGGCCCCGCGCCTATAGTAAAAGAAAGAAGAAAAGAGGGAGGGGCTGGTGCCCCTCCCTCTAGGTTACCCCCGCCGGCTGCGCTCGACGCGGTTCGCGTACTCGATGGCGCAGCGATTCGTGCAGAAATAACCGGCATACATTTCATAGCTTTCGCCATCCCAGAGTGTGAGGTCGTAGACCTTTCGGGGATACGCGTCATATGCGCCTTTGGACATGTAGCTTTTGTCGCGAAGAATCATCAGGTTTCCCTGATAAGGCTCCCGCCCAAAATGTGATTCGGTATGCTTCTTCGCTTTCTTGCCGCATGTCGGGCAGCGAACCTGAACATTGAATATTGTCGGCATATTAACCTCCATAGAAAAAGAAGGGGGCCGAGGCCCCCTCCAAGTTAACCGTCGTTTTCGCGCCATCGGAGATCCATCTCCGTCTCGCGCTCTTCGCGTCGGCGCCGGTTCCAATTCCGGTCACTAACGACTCCATCATGGAGCTGCTTGAACCATTTGGTAATCGACTTGACGTTACTGGCATTCGTCCAGAGACCGACGAATCGCTCCATGGTTTCCCGCTCAGTAAGAAGACAAACATGAGGCTTGTCCCTGTCATAGACCGCCGGCCCAAACCATGCTGCTCGAACCTTGGCTCTGTCGAGCCATTCGTCCAGATTACCCTCGGTGATCTCATTGATCCCGAGGCTCATGGTTCCAAAGATAACGGCCTCGATGACCGAATCTGCAACGTCATCAACGTCGCAGTCTTCATAGCTGTAATGCAATGGCATACAACCCTCCATAGATGCGAGGGGGCCGAGGCCCCCTCTAGTTTGACTACTTGAACCATACCAACTCGGTTGGTGCATTACCGTGCCGCTTGACTTCATCGAAAGCCTCGCGACCATGTAGCTTGATGTACATGTCTTTGGTTGGCGCCAACTCTTTAGGTGGCAACGGGTTGCCATCCTTGCCGAGTTTAGTACGTCTCTCACACTGATTCGACTCGAGGCCGAGCAGCTCGATGGCCCCTTTCATTGCTGTAAGGGTGGCAATCATGCGCTCAACGGTATCGTGCTGCTCAGAGAGCGGCAAGGCGTTGAATTCGCTCGGATAGTCAAATTCAGGCTCGGGGAAGTAGTCTTCGATGCGGATTACTTGATTGTTCATTTTGAACCTCCATAGAAGAGGGGGGCTATCGCCCCCCTCGGTTGATGCTAGCTGGCAGCGGATGCCAGCTTATTCTCAATCTGCTCCAACTTGCCCGATGGATTTTTGCAATCCAATTCGGCCATGTAAGCCTTGAGAATGTTTTTCGCCAATGTCCTGTGAGACTTGGCGGTATGTTCATAACCGCCCTGCTCGGATTCGTTGGCCTTAGAGACCAACGCGTCCACAATGTGCAGCATGTCCCAATAGTCGAACGACAGTGAGACTTTAGCGATAACGTGAGAACAAGTTACTTCTGACATAGAAACCTCCATAGTTGTCAGTTGATACAATCAAGAGTGCTTTAGGGTGGATGCACACATCGGGGATATCCCCTTGCCTTTGTATCGGCGTGTTCCAGAGCCTCTTGATGAATACATCAATATACCCTCTACAAACGTAATGCAAGTAAAAAACAACACAAAATGCATTTATTTTCACTTTTTTTCGGGGGTAACTTGGCGCGATCCTATCGAGCTGCTCAATGCGCGATAGGGGCGGCCCCCTATTCAGGGGGCCGGTCAGCGGCGCGTGCTGTGCTGTGCTGGATGGGTAAATTCATTCCCATGTTTTTCTGTTCGATCTAGGCACCTGTTGCGTGATCCACAAATAAATTGTAGGAATTAAGGATAGGAGTCCCTAGGCGTGGAAAAAAATTCTGATCTAAATTCATTTGAGATGTTTGGCCGGCTGTGTGTTTTGTTGGACAGTGCGCCGTGGTACAGGGACCAGCGGATCAGGGATCTTGGCTTTCGGTTCATTCCTGCGATTGAGCATGGGAAGGTTCGATATTGGATGCGGGAAGGTTCGCTGATTGGTTTTGCGACTTGGTGTTACATGACATCTGAGGAGGCTGAGACGCGGGAGTATAGTGGCCGTGAGGTGTTTTCGCGGTCTGGCGGTGATCAGTTGTGGGTCATGGACATGGTTGCGGTGGATAGTGTATTGTATATTGCGAGAGACATGCGCCGATTCTTGAGTGATGTCACGGATCATGATGTGGCGCACTGGAAACGGCCTGACGGCAGGCAGGGCAATGCTTGGAGATTGAAGCATGGGTGAATCAGCAGACAGCGGTAACGAAGCAGGCAGCGATAACGTAGATCGCTCTAATCCGAATGAAATGCGTGCTCGTGAGCAAGCGGCGGCAAGATCCGGCACGGTTACTGACAGTAGTGGCAGTCCTGTAACATCTACCAACCGTGATGGCACGCAGAGTGTTGTTACGACTGGCACTGACTTTGAGCGGTCCATGGCGCAACAGGATTTTGCGCGCGAGACCGGCAATCCGTTATCGCGTAGCGCGCAG